TAGTCTGCAAATCAACATCTTTGCTTTCCAGCGTGTCGATTTTAGTCTGCAAATCAACATCTTTTGCGATTAGCGTATTGAGGATCGTCATCAAGTCAACCCCGCCTGGGCCTGCAATCATCTTTGCAATCCCCTCCCAGTCGTCTGGACTAGTGTCCGGCTGTGCTCCTTTATTTGCACGCGTGGCCACCCACAGCTTGTGGTCGTGCACAACGACGCTATCCTCGCCGTAGTCCTCCTCTACCTGCCACTTGCCAATTCCGTGCTGCTCAATGTAGCGCAGCCCTGCGGAGAGTCGATTAAGCACCCAATTGAATCGCTGGCGGGATGGCGGGATGGCGGTCAGCGGCCAGCCTTGGCTAATCTCTGGGTCTGTTGGGCGCACGATGTCAGCTACTGGGGTGGCCGTACCCGCCCACACTGGCGCGGGGCTCGGTTGAGTTGTAAGTGCCGGTAGTGTTGGCATAGTTATTGCTACCTTATATGTAATGTATTACCGAAATTCATCCATCAGGTGGTGGCGCGGGCCGTGATAGCCCTCTTCTGCAAAGCATACCGCGCCCCACGGAATTTGGTCCTCAAATCCCAGCCAGCCATCGTCGCCGTTAAACATTCCCCCATCGTCGCCGTTAAACATTCCCCAGCCGTCGATTAGCACGCCAGCTGGGCGCGGGATCAGGTCAAGCTTGGTTACAAGATACCGCTCCGTAGTCGTCAGTCCGCGCCCCACATAGCAGCGCATCGCCATCCCGCCACGGTCTTCGACCAGCATCAAGTGGTCGCCGAAAATAAACCGCATCGCGTCAATGATGCCTTTAAATCCGCCTCTGAAGTGATTTTTGACAATTTTTGCCTTGATAATCATCCGGTAAAAAGCGTCATTGAGTCGGCTAGTCACCGTCAGCGGCCCGCCCTCCTCGTACCACTGCCCACCCACCCACGGGATGCCCTCCTCGCCAAAAGTTAGTGCATTGGGGGTATCAAAAAATCCAAAAAACTCAGCGGGAACCACTCCGTCAATATAGCGATTTTGCCCCACCCATAGCCCGATTATGTCGAGCTGCTCGCCGACGGCGGTATCAAGGTCAAAGCTGGCTGGGATAGACTCTAGCAAATCGGCGATGGACGACACCGCTCCTGTCAGCATGTCGACCGTCGCCACAAATTTTGGGCGGGTATTGTGCTGGCTGGTGATTAAGTCGGTGTATTGCGTCATGGGATATTTACGGTTATCTGCACATCAGTTGGCACGCAAATTGCAGCCTCACGAAATCCGATAATAACACCCCCGTGCCCGTCTGTCGCCCCACCGCTAATCGTCAGCTCGATGATGTCGTAAGCGTCCAAAAACCGCTTGTTGCAAAAATTTAGCGGGGACATGACGCGAAAAAATGACACGTCAGCCCCAATTGGCAGGGCATTGATGTAAGACGACACGGCATTGCGCACCTCGCCAGCCACTGCCAATGACCATGCACGGCCAGCATTGATTACGATATTTACGCCAATGCGCACATATTTTGGGCGGTAAAAATTGATGTCTCGGTAATCGTTGGTCGTATCAAGCAGACGCAAGCGCACATCCTCCGGCGACACAGGAGTGGCTTTTGACGGAATGCTGTCGCAGCCCGGATTTTTGCGCAGCAGGATTGATTGCCCAATTTCCTCCGCGTCCCCGCCCTCGACGACAAGGCAAATAGAGTGCGGCGGCAAGCCATTTCCGTCGTACTCATTTGTCGGGTTTTCGTACGCCCCCACCCGCTTAACGTCCCGCACAGCCCACACATTTGCCGCGATGCCCTCGAAAATGGACTGGGACGGGGTAGCGACTGATACGGTCTGGCGGATGCGCAAAGCTCCATCAGACTCCACCGCCGCGCCCTCCACCGCTGCCGCCGGATTTGTGACCGACTGCCAGCCAAGGACTGGGGTCATGATTTGCGTCAGCGTGCCTGCCGTGGCTTTAATCGCCCCCTCGGTCTCGCATGTCGCCGTGACAATCACAAAAGCGTCAGGCGTAGGGATGGTCACAACGTCGGGCAGTAGCCACTTTGTAGCACCGTCGCCCACCGCCCCGTTGCGGATGACCGCGCCAGCCTGCCCGTCAATACGCACATCACACGTCGAGTGGCTGGGCAGCTTGCGGCGGATGCCGTTAATTTTGACGACGCTAGACAGCCCATTGCCCTGCGCCGTGGCAGGGCTAAATGCGTTATACAGGGCGACGGCGGCGGCATTAAGGTCAGACAAGGCTAGTGCAAAAATCCCGATAAGCTGGCCGTCTTGACTGTCAGGCTCGATATAGATGTCCTGCCCATAGATGTCTCGGAAGCGGGCGGAAAGCAATCCCAGCACCGTGCGAAAGTCCTTGGCGTGGATGCCGAATTGGTCGACGACCGGCGCGTAATCAGACATTAATCTCTCCTAGATATTTGGTCTTGCCGTATTGTGTATTTGCCTCTGCTGACACCCTCAGCACGCGAGTGACGGGGTCGAGCTCGCTTGAGTAGGATGGCAACCCCATCGCCCCTTGTGTGCGCTGGATGCGGCTGCGGATTACCGCGTCGTAGACCTGCTTTGTGCGCTCACCAGTGACGTGGGTCAGCCACGGCGTTCCGTCAGCCGTCGCTGCAAAAAACTCGCCGCGCCACAGCCGCAGCCGCGTCTTGATGCACTGCGCCACGCCGTCCGGCGTATCGTGGTGGTAGTCATTGCTGCCCCCGCCAAACACCATATCGTCGTCGCCATCTAGCTTTCTCACCCGCATCTAGTACCCCTTATTTGCTACTGTATTGACAAATAGACCAGAAATCGGCGCGGTATTTTTGTCCATTGCGACGCACACGCAATCGCTATACCAGTCATTTCCCCTCGTGTCGCCGACCACGCGGCTGTTGTATATTTTGTAAAAACCATCTAAATCGGTCGGGGCATAAAAGATTGGCGGCGCGGTATATGTTGGGTCTTGCTTGCCCCCCACGATTAAGTCGTGGCTCAAACGCACCTGCTGCCCCGCTCTCAGCATCGGATTGAGCAGAGAGCGCAGCGTAATCCCGTCAACTGTCTGTGCTGGCATCCCGATTAAGCCCGTCTCTGGGGTAAGCTCAAATGCCGCTCCGGGGGCGGTCTCGGTCGCCGGGATGCAATTTAGCTGCCCATCTCGGATAGCCCAGTCCATCCCAACGCTGCGGCCCCAGTCGTCCAGGTGGTCACGAGCGGCCCCGAAAATGGCCTTCCCTCGCGGCATCTTGTGCTCAAAAAGCCCGCCGGTATAGCCGGGGTCAACCCCGTGCGCTTTTAAGCTATCATGCGCCGCACCAAGCGCATCCCGCTGCGTCCAGCCAGCCGATAGAGAGCGGTTAATCGTAGCGTACTGCATGGCGAGGTCTCCATCTTGACACGTCAGCTCAAGATATTTATCCGTACCGCTCTCGCGCCCGCGCCGGATTTGAGCGCAAGAGCCGCTGAAAATAAGCCCGACGTTGCCCCCGTATCCAGCCATAAGCTGCACAGGAGCCCCTTCCTCCTGCACCTTTTTGCTTGTCCCATCAGACAGATTATAGATGCGGATAAGAGCCTTCCCGGGCGCACTAGACAGGGCTTGGGTGGTCTCAAATTTGATGTGCATCTCAGACACGTCAAGCCATTCGCCGCGTCCAGTACCGATTAGCAGCTTGCACTGTCGTATCCACTGCCGAGTAGTCGCCGTATTAGCCGTCATACCACCCCCCCGCTCGTGCCCGTACCCGTCCGAACGCCATCGTGCTTGTGCGTGTCGTCGATTGTCACGCCATTTGCTTGCACGCTGCCGACAAAGCTGGTCTTGCCAGTCACGACCAAGTCCCCCTCGATGCTCACCGCTGTGGCCTTGATGCTGACCGAGCCGGACTCAAGGCTGATTACAGTCTCTCCGTCGTCAGTGCGTAGCTGTGCCGCTGTGCTGCTTACCCCAGCAATCACGCGCGGCTGTGAGCGCACGCCGACAATCGCAAAAGCGTCAGACAGGTCGTGGGCGCGGGAATCCATCGGCAGCTGCACACCGCCGCTTTGCCACCACGCGTCGATGCATCGGTCCGCGATTACCAGCAAGCACTCATCGCCAGCGGCCACCGGCAGCGTAAGCGTCACCCCGCCGCCGGACGGCCACACAATCGGCACGTCTTGCAGCACCGGCAAGGCCTCTGCTGCCGCGCCGTCCTTTGTCATCAAAATGCCCTTAATCGTCGGCTGCGCGGTCAGCGTCATCTTGCCGTAGTCCACGCTGACTACGGTCGCCGGCATCGCACAGCGTAGCCCTAGCACTGCCTGCCGCAGAGCTGCTCGTATCGTCAGCTCTGCGTCTGCCGAGCGCTCGTTGTTTGATAGCATCTATGCCTCCCTAAAATTATTTGCATCTACCCTATTGCGCGGGGGCCTGATGTGTAATACATTACGACTCATGGACAGCGCGGTGCTGACCAAACAAACCAAGGAGCAGAAAAATGAGTGATTTGCCAGCGATTTTTGAAATGCCGGAGGCTGACGCACTAGCAGTGCTGCGCACAAGCCTATATCCCGGGGCGCAAGACGAGTCCATCAAAATGGCAATTAGCTATTGCCGAGCCACGGGTCTTGACCCGATGCACAAGCCTGTGCACATCGTCCCGATGTGGGACAAAAAGAGCGGAGGGATGCGCGATGTAATCATGCCAGGCATCGGGCTTTACAGAACGCAGGCCGCACGCTCCGGCGACTATGCAGGAATCTCAGAGCCGGAATTTGGGCCGGACGTAATCGCGACATTGGACGGGGTCTCCGTCACATACCCAGCGTGGTGCCGCGTCACTGTCATGCG